AGAAAGAAGAAGCCTTTGATTTTCTAATTTAGCCTCATTTTCTAAAACAGATACCATCATTTCATTCATATCTATTCCGTGTAGAAAATTTAAATCCGAAGATATTTCTCGGGGTAAATTAGAAGAAACCCTATAGCTTTCTAATTCGTAAACTTTCTGTTTGGTTTCCAATTCAAATGTTGCGGATCCCTCTTTATCGGTTATCATTTTTACATAAAGGTAAAATAAAGATCCTGCAGAATTTGTATTACTTATTTTAAAAGCAGTATTTGAAAAATTCATTATTTATATTTATGTTTTATAGGTATTTTTTTCCGGTTAGTTTCAATCCATTCTAAGCTTTAATAATTCAGAAGAATTTTCTACAATTTCAATATAATTCAATTCATCTTCTAAGTTCTTTAAGGTCATGCAAACTTTAGTGAACCCTTCTTCTTTTTCTTCTTCTATTTTTTCTATCCATGAATTCCAGTTCTCTTTAATCAAATTCACAAATCCTTCCGGGCTTCCTCTTTGGATATATCTTTCTATAAATTCTTGTTTTTTAGATTTGGCAGGATAAATCATATAATACTCAATCCCATTCTCTTTAAGAGCATTTCTAACCCCTTCATGAGATGATACGAAAATATATTTATAATTACCTATATTTTCTTTTATATGGCTGATATAGTTATTAGGAAATTCTGGATTTCTTTCTTTGGTGTTATTTCCCTCTGAATCTTTGACCCAACTGAAGTGACTTGAATCGCTATCTATAGATATCTCTTTATTTCTTTCATGATAATAAGTTTTCCCAACCCCGGGGAATGCTGATATAATTTTAGTTTTCATATTTTCAATTTAATTGTTTCAATTCAAATTTTTCGTTATCGTAGATTATGTAACTGTTATTTTCGATCCAATCCCCGCAATTTAAATAATGTATTCCTTTTATGATCTTATCTGCCGGAGTATGTATGTGTCCAGCGATTACACCTTTACACCCTCTTTCTTTAGCCTGATACACTAATTGGTTTTCGAAATCAGTAATAAATTTAACCGCATTTTTAACTTTATTTTTTAAGTATTTGCTTAAAGATTTCTTGTGCCCTAGTTTCTTTAGGAAATGATCTATGCCTATAGCCATTTCATATCCTATTGATCCTAAAATCCCTAGCCATTTCATAGATACTATCCCGTCATATAAATCACCATGCGTTATGTAATATCCCTTCCACACATAATCATTTACTATCTTTATTCTTGTACCCAAAGCAATAGGGGAATAATGCCTTAAAAAATCATCATGATTCCCAGTAATATAAATTACTTGTGTTCCTTTTTTAGAATAAGAAAGTATTTTACGAATTAAATTTGTAAAATCCTGGGTCCAATAGTGTCTTTTTTTCAGTAACCACCCATCAATAAAATCCCCTACTATAAAAAGATATTCTGGTTCATATTGTTTTAACATCTCTAATAATGCCGAAGCTTTGCTTCCTTTGCTTCCTAAATGTACATCCGAGATGAACAATGCTTTTACTTTCATTTTTTGGTAATTTTATTTATATGATTAAAGAAATATAATTTGCTAATTTATACCCGACAAACGCACCCATAGCAGCAGAGCCCGGTAAAATAATGAATCTGCCTAGCCTTGTCGTGTATTTATCCCGATTTACAATATATGATATTAATAAATAATACGATACAAAATTTAAAAATACCATAATATCAATTTGGTTTGTCATAAAAACAACTATGGAATTACCCATAAGTCCCCACATAAAGTTTATTATTGTTTCCCTTATTAATTCTAAAGGTGTAGTAATTGCTCCATAAACATCGATTTGTTTCTTTAGCGGATTTTGTTTATTCCTTTTTATTTTCATTTCCAATAATTTTTATCTTCAGTAAACCATGCTTTATTCCTGTGATTAAAAAAAGATCCAAGCATTAATTTTAGCATATAGGTTACCCCTTTATTTTCAAATCTTCGCGGAGGGGTAAACACAACGTTATTTATTCTTCCGAATTTATTCGGACTAATTCTTTTAGATAGCTGATAATCCTCTGCAATTTTAATTTCTTCGTCAAAACCGCCTAGAGATCTGAATGTATCACTTTTGATTAACATGTATCCCCCTAAACAAAAAGGGGTTGACCATTTTGATAGAAGTTGTATGATATCAAAAGACTTATATACGTAATTATATTTTCCATTATCGCTCCTAAATTTAACCGTAGTCAAATCTAGATCTTTTTTTATAGCTAATAATAAGGATCTTTTAATTGTTTTTGGGTCCAATAAAAAAACATCGGCATCCATAAATAAAACATAGGGGGTTTTTACAATTTTAAATCCATTGTTTCTTGCTATCGCAGGTAGTCCTCCTTCTGTTATATATAAATCAAACGTGTCCCTTCTATTCTCGGATTCTAATCTTTCAATTAAATCTGATTTTGTTATACCATCATTTGATGCATCACATATAATAACTTTCACATTATGTATTCCAGCCTGATAGTTTAAGAGATCAAGTGTTTTTAATATAACATTTTTTTCGTTTTTGCAAGGGATTACAATCGTTACTAGATCTTTCATGTTTATCTTAATAAATTTTTGCGATTACCATATTATGTCTTTACTAACACATACATCGGGGTCACTAATGTTAAATACGAGTCCGCTAAATACTAGATCTTCTAGATTATAAGTTCTCATATTATTATTTTATTATTTTAAGTTCATTTATTTCATCTTGTGTGGATCTTTCCCGTTGATCCTCTAAATATTTGATCCGATCTTTTAGCATTTCTCTGTCCTCTTTGGTTACCTGCTCGATATACAATTCTTTTTTGTCATATTCCTGTTGCCAAAAAGATACCCGCTCTTCCATAAGTCTATGCTGGTAGTATATTACGCCTAACATAAGCATAATAACAAATGATTGCTCCTTAAGTTTGGATAAAAATATATCGGTGAATCCTGATGTTGGTTTTGTTTTTTCTATCATAATTTTTAATAAATTTTAATTGTTAGGTATTATTTAATTTTAATGTATTTTTAAATGCTTAATTAGAAAGCGGAATTTTTATATGCGGGTGTGATTGGTAATTTTCAATAATAAAATGAGATGGCTCCGCAACATTCAGATATTCGAAAAAATCATATATCCCTATTTCGGATTGTATATTTAATCTAGGTAATTCAAATGGTTCTCTACCAATTTGTTCTTTAACCCCATCTATTTGGTTAAGATAGATGTGGCAATCCCCCAAGTTGCTAATCAGCTCATCAGGAACCATATTAACTTCTTTAGCAATAATTTCTAATAACAATCCATAAGACGCTATGTTAAAGGGAAGTCCTAATGGAACATCGCTACTTCTCATATTAAACATCAAAGAGATTGCTCTGGTTGGTATATTTTTATCGTCTAAATAATCTAATGTATTAACTTTACCCCGTGCATTACCGTCATATGGTTTATCACTAAATAAATCCCAACGTTCATCAAACAATAATTCACGGGTATAAACTTGAAATCCATAATGGCAGGGGGGAAGAACCATTTGGTCTAATTCACCTACATTCCAAGCCGAAACCATTAATCGTCTAGAGTCTGGATTTGTTTTAAGGTCGTTGATTAGGTTTTGGATTTGGTCTATTGAATTATTTTGGTATGTTACTTTAACATCATATTTACTATAATCACTACCATCACGAATTAAGTCCATGACCTTAACTTTGTCAGAACTTTTTACATTTTCTAAATCATAATTTACCACATTCTTTCTACCCCAACTTCTCCATTGAGATCCATATATAGGACCTAATTCACCATCAGTACGGCCTGACTTAATGTAATCTCCATCCCAAATGTGACAATTGTTATCATGCAAGTACTTAATATTTGTATCACCACGTAAGAACCACAACAACTCTGTTACAATTGTTTTGAATGGCATCTTCTTAGTTGTAAGTAAAGGAAACCCTTCTGACATCTTATGCCTTATTGTTCTTCCAAATACTGAAAGAGTTCCAGTACCGGTACGATCCGATTTTGTAACCCCGTTGTCAAGAATATCTTGTAATAGATCGGTGTATTGTCCATCTAAACTATTCATTACCAAAATATTTTTCAATCATTTCCAATCTATCTTCAGCTTCGGCTAAAAGTTGTA